TACAGCGGTGCGATTTCTTCCCATTGCCTGTCTGTCAGGTCGCTCGGGTACGTCCTCTCTCGCTTCTTGTTTTCTTTCATGCACCGATTATATCATGTTTTCACTGTGAATACAAGTTCTAAGCTTCTATTTTCAAGTTCAACAGGCTGGTTTGTAATTTGGCCCATGTCGAACACCCTGCCGAGGATGATTTTGTCTTCAAGCTTGCCGTCAGCGCATTTCGCGATCAGCTGGCCTGAATGTATTTCTTTGCCGAACTGCGCGTGCTCAATCACGGGCAGTCCCGGCACTGTGGCGCGCGGCAGGCCGAGATGCAATCCCAGCTCTTTTCCGCTGACGGCGGTGGCCGCGCTGGTGACAATGTTCCCGCCATAGACGAACTGCGGATGCACAAAGCGGGAAAGGCAGGCCGTTAGGCTCTCGAAGCCGGGGAAGCCGCCGCGCCAGGAGTTGATCGCCGAAACCTCGCGCCCGGTATACTCGCCGCTCATCAACGAACGGTAGTTGCTGGCAGCGATTTCAGCGGAGGACATATCATTGGAGATGAAGTACCCGGCAAGGTTCCACATGCCATAGCTGTCAAATTCTTTTGTGCGCTTTAACGCTTCGTCAAGAAGCTCCAGCATATCCGTGACGGCTCTGTTTTCATGCGTGGCAGACGAAGAATTGCTGCTGCTGACTTGCTCTGCCGGAGCGAAGGAGTTGAAGAAGCCGCCTAGGCTGCTTCCGGCTTGGCCACCGATCTGACCGCCGACCATAGTTCCAATGCCGGGTGCGATGGCGCTCCCAATGGCAGCTCCTAGCGCAGTACCCACCACGCTGGCAGCACTCCCCGCGATCATGGCGGCTTTTTGTTTGGGGTTCATTTCTGTAAACGACAGGCTCCGGGAACTGGCTATGTTGGTTTGCCTCTCCGCTTTTTGCAGAGGGGACAACTGCGTATAGACATTTTGGTAACCTTTTCGCAGGGCTTGCACCTCGGTAGACGAAAGGTTTTGGGCGAGAATGATACCAACATACTGCCTGCCCTGCAGCGCGAGCATCAGCTTTTCTATCCCCTGCACAAACTGCCCCTGCCGGTGGTCATCCTTTGATTTTTTGTTGCCGATGACACTGACCGAGGAGACGTTTTGCATTCGGGTTATTTTTTCGGAGATTCTGGCGATGCCAAACCTGTCTTCGTTCTGAATTTTTGCTCCCGGAAAATGGCCGATCAGGGTGTTCTTGAGCGTATCGCTCAGGGTAACTGTAGCACGGTCATCGCCGTTAGAGCGGACACCGAGATAAAAAGATGTTTTGCTGCCATTGGAATCAATCAGAATAAAACAGGAAGCGCGGTATGTTGAAAGCGTATTAAATACAGTTGTGAATTTATCCGTAATTTGTTCGTCCATGGCATACACCATTTCCGTGATACGGATCAGACGCACATTGTGGATCAGGTCATTTTCCAGCGAGGGCAACTCCCCCGCAGGCACAATTTCCATCTCCGTCAACCGGCCTAAATCCTTTCGCCGGATGGACTCGTCTATGATATCCAGCTGGACTTCCAGCTTTTCTTTGTCGGATAAATCGCTGTAAGACAACCCGGAATCAGCTTCTTCCGGCGGCACAATCATTTCGTTCATCTTAGTCCCTCTCAATCTCGCGCAATTTTTCCTGGAATGTCGCAAACCACATATTATCCGCTTGGAGTGCCTGCTCGTCGCTTGTCAACCGCGCCGCAGTCGAGTAGCGGGCATTTAATTGCATCTGCTCCAGCGACTCTAAATGGCGAAGGTAATCCTCTGCTGCCCGCATGTAGTAATCAGCAAGCGTTGCAAATGTGTGTTCAATCACTTCATCCATAACAGGGGCAAGCGCTTCCGTTGCGCATTGCCGCCAATCACTGTATAAGTAAGTGACTGACCGCACCGGCCCTTTAGGCTTGGCCTGCGCCACGGCGGGTATGTTTTTCAGAATGCCGCCCAGAAAATCCGCTGGGTTCTTTGGGTCGGTGTAGTGTTCTTCAAACAGGGAAAGCAGGCCGGGCGTAAGCTCCGGTATATTGAACCCTGTCAGATCAATTTCACTGCCTTCGGGCGTAGTGTACTCATCATCATATTCCGCAGACGCATAGCTTGCCGCCAAGGCAGCGCGGATGCCCTCTGCCTCTGCATGGAAGATATTCTGCGCCTGCGCGATAAACGCCGCAAAAGCGGCCCCGGCTTCACCCGCAAACGCATCGGCCTCGCGGGTAGCTTCGTCGTCGTCAGTCATTTTAACTTTTTTCCTGCGCCAGTTTTGAAGTCTTGCCTGGCAATCTTTCTTCGCGGTCCCCAAAGCATCAGGGCTGCGATAGTTATCCCTTTGCAGGATTCTCTCATGAGCGGCCTTGAGCAGATTGATGCATGTATCAAGCGCATCTATTTTTTCGTGCAGATCACTGTTTGTTTGGATGCTCCGCTGGTTTTCAGCCTGCAAGATGTCCTGCAGCGTTTTTTCCTGCCGTCGAAAAACCGTGATCGCCCTGCGAATAAATTCTGTCATGGGATAAAGCGCAATAAAGCGCTGGATGCGCACGTCATCCGGGCCGCTGACAATCTGCGACTCCCCGATGCCGGAGTCCGCAATAGAGCGTTCTACTCGAAACCGGTCAGGGAAATGGCCGATGAGAAAAAACAGCTGCTCCGCCACGACATCGTCACGGCTGATTATTGCGTTCAGGTTTCTTGCAAGCGCCGCGCGGTTTTGCTCATCGACGCAAAACAAGATCGGGGTGTTCTCCAAATCTGTTTGCACCAGTTCCTCCGCGCCCGACACATGCTCAACGACCACATCCGGGAAGGGAGCTTCGTGCTGTTCGCCCTGCACAATGACAAGCGAGTAATCGGCATCGAACAGATCGGCATGCGCGCTCCGGAAAGCCGGATAGTCGAAGCGCCGGTTGGGATTTCCGCGCAGCCACTCCAGCAGGCTGCTGAGCCGTTCGCTTTTGCGGCAGGCATCCTCCAGTTCGTTTTTATGGAACAGGCGCACGGAATCCCTGCTGATCCGCTGGGCGTCAAACGTGGCTTGCAGCGTCTCGAAATCAGCGGTTGTCCCGGTGAACTCCAAGTCAAAGCCATAGCCGTTCATCTCGTCATAGAAAATGGCCGGGATTCTGGCGACCCATTTTTGCAACGCCCCGGCGAGGTGTTTTTCCACCAGGCTGTTGATTTTGGGAAGCTCGCCGTTGAATTTTACGTTTGTCTCCAACAAATAGGGGTTATAGGAAAGCTCCGCTTTGACCATTGGCTTTTCTCCTCCCGCCCGTCAGTAGACTACAATACCTCAATCAATTCGCCCTGCGCCCTGATCCAGACATCAATCCCTGTGCCGAATACCTCGGCGGTCAAAATGGGGAACCCGTCGTCCGATTTGCCGATGACCTCCGAGGTGGGCAGCTTATCCAGCACAGCCTCAAGCGCGCCCTTATAGATGAACCTGACGCGCCGTAAATCCCCCGCGAACATGAATTGCACACGCTTGCGGAACTCCGCTTCGCTAAAACGCTCCCCATAGGGAACGGTAAAGCGCTCGCCGATGGGCGCATACGACTTGATTCTGTCAATGCGAAAAACCGTCGGCCTGTCCTTGCCGTCAATATATGTAATGAGATAAAAATAGAACTCAGAAAACATGATGCCGACAGGCTTTACGTTGTGCGTGCGCTCCGTGCCGTTGTGGCGCATATAACAGATGCTGATAATTTGCTGCTGTTTGATGAATCCAGATAAGTCCCATATTGAATTGAGCAGGGGCTTTCCGTGCTGGAGCGCCATGTAGTAGTGGCGCTCGTTGCGGATGATGTCCTCCACGGCCTTTCGGCTGTTGCCGGGCAGCTGAAGCAGCAGCTTATGGATCAGCGACTCAAATTCAGCCTTGTTGAACGCCCTGCTTTCGATCAGGATTTTGCACAGGCTCAGCATTTCCTGCTGCGACAGGACAGCGCCATCGTTCCTCTCCAGATAATACGCATTATCGGCTTTGCTGTATTTGATAGCCCCACCGCCTGTCTCCGCGATATATTCCCGCAAGTCTTCCAGATCGCGCTGGAATGTTTTCGCTGTGACGCCGAACTGCTCCATCAAAAAGCTCTTCTTCAGAGGTTCGCCTCTTGAGACCAAGTCGTACATTTTCAGCATACGATAGCCCATGTTTTTTTCGACGCCCATTGACATCACCGCCTCACTTCTTGAGTATCTTCCACAGCAGATAGATGATAGGCCCCCAGGGGAACGTGAGTATGAATAGCGCGACGAAGAAGACCGCCTTGAGCACGCCAGTGGTCACTTTCCACATGATGGTCACGAAGATAATCGCCAGCAGCGCGATGAGTACAAATTCCACAGCTTGCTCCTCTCTCGCGCTATATGCCGAACAGTTCAAGAATGCTTAACAGTACGGATAAAAAAGCATAGTCGAGCATTATGAACACGATCTTTAACATGGGGGTGCCTCCAGTCTGCATTATAATTTCCTGGTCACAGCAACAATTATAACATAGCATGGTGGACACCTGAATGGCATCTTGATATTTTCTCGGGAGCGCGCCGATGAGAAATGCGGCTCCTTGCACAAAACACCAAGATAAATTATAGCACAGCATGCCAGAAAAATCTAGCCTTTTCGCAGATTTTCTGATTGCGCCTCCATGCCACCTGTGCTATACTATATAAGAAGGCCAAGCCCCCCGATTGAAACCGCGCCCCGCGTCCATCAATCAAACAATCGCTCATCTTGCCCTGTCCCCTCTACCGCCATACCGGAACCCCATCCAACTGTCCAAAATCGCTCTGACAGCCTGCAAGCACCCCCTGTGGCCTTTCGACGAATAAAGCAAAAACGCAGCCAGCCCACTCACCAGCCGCGCCCCATCCCCAACAAAATCAGCCCAACCCCCAAACCTCCCGCGCCGTCTCCCTGGAATGGCAAGGCTTGCACAACGCCATCAGATTCTCATCATCATTCGAGCCCCCGCGAATAATATGATGCACATGCACCGCTGGTGTCAGCCTGCCGTTGCGCTCACACTCCTCGCACAGCGGATGCCGCGACAAATACAGCCTGCTAATTTTCTCCCAGTGGCGATTGTAGCGCTGTCGCGACTCCGGCCCCCGGATGGCCCTATTGTACTCCCTCCGGTGTTCGGCGCAGTATGGACCGCCCTCAGCATAGCCGGGACAACCGGCCACAGCGCAGTGGCGCGTGTCTTTGTACGGCAAACTCACCACCTCCAAACGCCCGAACCCGGCCCGATGTTTTTGACAAGTTCGCCGTTGCGTGTGACATCGCCGCTCACGCAGTCGATGATCATAATCGAGCCGCCGGTATGCTTTTTGTCTTCGCGGCGGATCGCGCCGTCCAGGGCCATGATCGTCGCGACGACGCCGTCGATTTTCTCAGCGGACCTCTTCTTGTTGGGCTTGATGTTCCCCGCCGCGTCCATTTCGATGTACACGTTTTCCATCATCCAGCGCAGCACCGGGTGGCCGCCGTGCATCAATTTCTGGTCCTTCACCAGCCTGAACAGCTCCTTCGCGGGCGGCGACATCGACTGAAACCCCTGGCCGAAATCCGTCATCTTAAAGCCATGGCCCTTCAGGTTTTGCGCCATCTGGATCGCGCCCCAACGGTCGTACATGACCTCTTTGATGTTATATTTTTTCGTGAGTTCCACGATCTGTTTCTCGATAAAATCGTAGTGGATGATGTTGCCATCGGTCACGCTCAAATGTCCCTGCTGGTGCCATTTGCCGTAGGGCACTTTGACGCGGCGCGCCAGGCCGTCGCTGGGAATCCAGAAAAACGGCAGGACGTAATACTCGTCGCGCGGGTCGTCCGGGGGGAACACCAGCACAAACGCCGCGATGTCTTCCGAGCTGGCTAGATCCAGCCCGCCGAAACACACGCGACCATTTAGATCGGGTAGCGGCGCACCGCACTTTTCGTAGCGGTCCATAGGGAGCCAGCGCTTTGTCGTGCTGGTCCACTGGCAGAGGAAAAACTGCCGGAATTGTAGTTCGAGAGCAGGGTCAGTTTTTGCGTTTTCAACAAAGCGCTCATAGTATTCCTGCGAAACGATCTTCCCCCACGATGGGTTAACGCGCTTCCAGACCTCCGGGTCCCGCCAGTCATCGTCCTCACCGGCGGAGAAAATCGCCGGATAAAACGCCGGGTCAATCTTGCGACCCGCGTCGATATCCAGGGCCATTTGGTGCAGCTCATAACAGATCGACGTTTTGTCACTGCCCGCTGTGGTGATGATGAAGCTCAGGGGCTGCTTGCGCGCGGCCTCGGCTCCGTTGACCATGACGTCGTAGAGACTGCGGTCGGTCTGGCCCAGGAATTCGTCGAACACGCAGCCGTGGACGTTGAGGCCATATTTCGTTTTTACCTCGCTGGAAAGCGCGGTGTAGAAGCCGCGCGTGGGTGGGAAGACGATGCGCTTCTGGCCGTCGAGCACGGTGCAAACGCGGCTGAGGGTGGGGTTCATGCGGACCATGTCGCGGGCTAAATTGAACACCACGGATGCCTGCTTGTGGTCGTTTGCCACGCCGTAGATCTCCGCGCCCTGCTCTTTGTCGGCACACAGCAGGAACAATGCAATCGCCGCCGCGAGTTCGCTTTTCCCGGATTTTTTACAAATTTCCACAAAACAGTGGTTGAACTGGCGATATCCATCGGGCTTGAGAATGCCGAAAATATCCCGGACAATCTGTTCTTGCCAGGGAAAAAGCTTGAAGGGCTTCCCGGAGAACTCCCCCTTGGTGTGGGTGAGGGTTTCGATGAAGGCCACGGCGTAATCCGCGTGGCGCTTGGAGTAGCGCGACGTGGGCAGCATGAAGCGCGTGGGCACATACTTGTATTTTTCGGCCATGAGGTCACCTCTGCGATAGTTTTTGTGAACGAGCAACACTCCCCAAGTCGGGGAGCATTGCGGTGATGTGCTGGTGCGCGGGGGATTATTCGGCGATTTCTTCGGCGGGGTCGTCTTCCGGGGTCTCCTCGGCTTGCAGGGCATCGTCAGCAAGATCCGCCTGGTCCTCTAGGGCCGGTTGGACCTCCTCGGCGGGGACCGCTTCCGGGGCCTGCGCAGCCGGGGCTTTCTCCGGGGGCACCAGCCAGCCCGAATTTCCGCATAAATCCCTCAGAAGCCTGGTTCTCGCCGTGGCATACTCCGATCCAATCATGCCGATGTGGAGCATGAAGCAGCGGAACCTGTAGCGGTCGTTGATGCCAGTGGGCTGCGGCGTGGCGGTCACCCGCTTTTTCGTGAGAGCCGTTTTGCACAGCGCGCAGATGAAGGTTGCCAGGGCGTCGACCATCTCCGGGTCGGTGGTGTTCAGCCAAGGGAAGCAAATGCGGTCGTCTTCCAGTTGGATCGGCAGGCTTTCTGCGCCGATGGCAAGCTTGATGAGTTCCTCCTTCGCCGTGACCATTTTGCTCAGGTTGTCGAGCTTCTCCGAGGTAAAGCCTGCGCGGGGATATTCGATGACCACGCTGTCGGTGTCGGGATCGTCGGCCTGCGGGGCCTGCTCGAAGGGCGCGCCCACCACCGCGAAGTGCTTGCTGTGCTCGGTCTTGCCGTCCGGCGCGGGCTTGATATACACGTCGCGGCCTTCGTGCGTGAAATACATCGAAAAGCCGTCTGCCTCCGCCTGCTCGGCGGTGTCGTAGCGCTCCTGGCAGAGCAGGGTGCCGCGCGGGGTGATGAGGTAGAAGGTGCGGTCCGGTTCCGGCTCCAGGCCGCGCTCGGCGAGTCCGACCATGATATTCAGGCTGTCCGGGCCGGTGAGCAGGCCGTCTTTGGCAAGGTGGTACTCGCCGATTTCGTATGCCGCCGTGGGCATGCCGAGGTAGGTGGGCTTGGTGTTCAGGATGTCTGCGAGGGCCTTAACCAGGGCCTTCCGGGTGGTGGGATTGAACTTCTGTGTCATGTGTGTAGCCTCCGTTTTTGTTGATGTACAAGGCTTTGTGCGGTCCGCACTCCCCCTTGCCATGAACAGTATAAACGATGTGGCGCGCGATTGCAAGTCACAGTAACCACCAAACATGAGGCCGACATCGAGGCAGTAATTTACGTATCCACCAATTCAAACGCCGCATGATACATATGCTTTTCGCCGTCGCGCAGCAGATACACACCCTCGTCGGATTTCATAAATCGGGTGTACCTCTCGGCGATGCAATCGGCGTAGCGGGGGTCAAGTTCGCTGAGGAAGGCCACGCGCCCGGTCTGCTCCGCCGCCATGAGCGTGGTGCCGCTACCGCCGAACAGGTCGAGGACCGGGTCGCCCGGCCTGCTGCTGTTTTCGATTGCGCGCGCCGCCAGGGCGATGGGCTTCGTGGTCGGGTGGTCGGGCGACTTCTTCGGGCGGTCGATCTCCCACACGTCTGACTGCTTGCGGTCGGCGAGGTGGCACAGGGCACTGGCCCCGCCCAGCCAGCCATAAAAGCAAGGCTCATATTGCGTGTGATAATCCTTCTGCGACAGCACAAACGCATCTTTGTACCAGATGATCGTGCTGCTCCAGTGGTAGCCCGCCTCGCGCAGGGCGGCGTGGACGGTCGGCCATTCCTGCGCACTCATCACACAGTAAAGCATCGCCCCCGGCTCCGACACACTGGCCTGCGCCTTGAACGCCGACAGCAAAAAAGCATAAAACGCATCGGCGGACATATTGTCATTGAGGATGCTGCGCTTTTTCCAGTTGGGGTGCGCCCTGCCGTAGTCCACATTCCACGGCGGGTCCGTGAACACCATTTTGGCACGGATGCCGTCCATGAGCCGGGCGACCTGGCCGATGTCGGTGCTGTCGCCACAGATCAGCCGGTGCCGTCCCAGCAGCCAGATATCGCCGGGCCTGCTGACCGGGTTTTCGATTTTCTCTGCTTCGGCCTCAGCGTCATAGGCGTCCTCCTGAATTTTGCCCTCTTCCCGCGCGATGGACGCGAACAGCTGGTTCTGCTCGTCGTCGTCGAAGCCGGTGAGGGTGCTGTCGAAGCCGGTGTCGATGAGATCCCGCAGCAGGCCCGACAGCTTGATGTTGTCGAACTCGCCACCGATTTTGTTCAGTGCCACGTTCAGCGCTTTTTCGCGCGCGATGTCGATGTCCAGTACAACGCAGTCAATCTGCTCATAGCCCAGCTGCCGCAGCACTTTGAACCGCTGGTGCCCGCCGACGATATTGCCCGTGCGGCTATTCCACACAATGGGCTCCACATAGCCGAACTCCTCGACGCTGCGCAAAAGTTTGTCATATTCGATGTCGCCGGGCTTCAAATCCTTGCGCGGGTTGTACGCCGCCGCCTTCAGCCGCTCGATTTCGATGGCCTCAATTTGCATGTTTTCCACAGGTCAATCCCCCTTTCGCGGGTCGTATTCCAGCAACCCGGCCATGGGGTCTTTGTGCGGGTTCCCGAAGTGGCGCTGGCTGTTTTGTGCGACAATGTCCCAAATCCGGCCCCAGGCCATGTCGGCCATTTTGAAGTATTTCAGCGAGGTGTCGATGATGGGGTTCTCGACGACTTTTTTCTTCTCCGGCACATAGCCTAGCCCGTTCGCCGTGATATATCTTTCGCACTCGTACCAATGGGCCTTCGTGATGGCGTAGTCGAAAACCATCGACGGCTGCACAAGATGCTGGCAGCCGGTCTGCGCTAGCCAGGCCACGGTCTCCCGGTAGATGTCCTCGGCGTCGGGCGCGCCCGCTTTTTTGCTGCCGTAGTATGGGGTGTAATCCGGCGGCTCGGTGGGCAGCGGATTACCCACGAGGTCGAGAACCATCAGCTTCTGGTGGCCGGGATTGCCCTCGAGGAGCTTGTCTGCCAGACTTTTTTTCTTGCGGCCCGCCCCAGGACGAGCCCCGCCATGCCCATTCGCGATACAAATCCCTCCCCCCGCAGCGTTGTTATTGCCATGATATGCCCGTTTCGCTGGCGGGATATATTGTCCCGGCGTTTCTTTTGTTGCCCCCGGAGCCCGAGCTGCGGCGGCCCCCAGACCCCCAGGGATACCCCAATCCCCGGACGCTTGATTTCTTGATAATTTCGGGCATTTTCGGCAAATGGCAAGGCAAAACCCCCGGAAAGCCTTGCGTATAGCGGCTTTCCGAGGGCGATTTGATAGGTTCTTCTTGAAATGTCGGGAGCATGAACGGTCCCCAACCCCGTTCCGCAGGGCAAAGGCCGTAGAGATTTTGACCCTCCCCCAAGTCAGCACAGGGCTGCGTTACTTCGTTACCTGTTACTCCGGAAAACATAAGCCTACGGTAATACACGTATGCATGTATACGTATTTTTAGAGCAGCCCCGCCGCATTACGTGTACCTATAATAATAGAAGTATTTAAGTAACAAATATAGATTAAGTAACAAGGACAATCTGTGCCTCCTCGTCCTGCCCTGCCTCGTCCCGGACGAACCCGGCGACGTCGCAGAGCTTCGAAAGCATATGATAATCAACGACCCACACGCGTTTGGTCCCCTCGCCGAAGCGCTTGGTCCGGTTCTTTTCGACGAAAAACTCGCAGCGCTCCAGCTGCTTTTTGAACTGATTGTAACCGAGCACTTCGCCGACGATTGCGCAGTCACGGCGGTAACGGGTGTAGCGGTCGTAGACGCTGTTCATGCACAGGCAGAGGTGCCGGTCGCCGTTTTCGAAGGCGAAATCGTCACCGGCCTTCAGCTTCATACGGGACATAACTTCGAAGGTCTGCTCCACAATGGACTTATTGTGCGGCCCGCCATCGAGGAGATATTCCTTCGCGGCGTAGTCCAAGTGGCCCACGCAGGCTTCGCGGTCGAAGGGAAACACATCGGACCAGCCCAGCCCCAACTGCCCGCAAAGTTTCAGCACAAGGCACAGCCCGGCATAGGCGCAGGCGAGATTGCTGCGCACACGGCTTGGCATGCCGTCGTTGCTGAAATAGCCCTTGCCCTCGGTATGCCAAGACTTCGCCTCGGCGATGGTTGTTTGCAGGGCCATATCTAGCAGGCCCCGCCCGAAGGAGCCAAGCGTCTCTTCGTGTTCGAACTCCAGTGTGTCATGCGCGATGTTGTACTCCTTGACCCCCATGTCCTTCTTGCTGAACAGCAGTTCCAAGCATCGCTCCCGCACGGCGGCTTCGTCGGCGCTTTCCTCCCCGGACACCACGATGGGCGCGATGAGTTCATAGGTCACAGTCGTCTGGTCCGCCCGGCCCCGGATGCCCTCGTGCTTGTCGTAGCTGTCGCGAAAATGATTGTACAACCAGTTGAGCCGCTGTTTATCCAGCTTCGACGGCTTGAACTCGTCAAACGCCTGCGGGATGATGTTGCTGCTGGCGCATTCCCACATGAGGGTGAAGTTGGTGACTTGCCCAGACGCAGTAACTTTGCTGCGCCCGAACATCGGCAGGACCACGTGTTCGAGGGTGCTGCTCTTGCCCGACCCGGCCTCGCCGATCAGGAATAGATGCGGGAACTTGATCTTGTTTTTGCGCAAATGCGATTTGATAAAGCACGCCGCCGACCAGGCCAGCACCGTCACGACTTTGGCGGGTTCGTTATATGCCATGAGCAGTTTGCCGAGTTCGAGCATCTGCTCTCGCGCAATCATTTTGTAGTCGAGGATATTGCTTTCGATGGACCGATAACGCTCCAACTGCACAA